CATCTAAATTGATTTCACCTTCAATAATATCAAAAATTTTAACAGTTTCATCATTTTCTTGAGGAAAAAAATTATTATTAGGAACAGAATTACTTTCAGGAATTTCATATTCAACATCAATTGCACGCTCAATAACATTTATAACTCTTTGTTTTTGAGCTTCAATCTGAAGTCCGTATTCTTCTTCATCATCTACATAATCTAATTCTGGAACATTCACATCATTAATAACATAATTTTCGTAAGGTCTTTGCGTTCGTCGATCTAAATGAATATTATTTATACTTCTATAATTCTCTTGGTTAAACTCAGTATTATTATAAAATACATTATGTCGTATATCGCTATTTATAAAACTTAGATTTCGTATCTCATTTGCAAATTTACAATCAATAAGCGTATAATTTTCAAATTTTATATTTCTTGTTACTAAATCATCTGGAACTCCAAATAATCCTTTAACAATTAATCCATCGTGAAAAAATATTGTTCCTTCGTAACGAATATTTCTAAAATTTACTCTTGACATATCATTTCTTGTAAATGATACTCCTTGAAAAACTGAACCCATAAAACTTACAGCATGATAAAAACTAGTCTGTTCATAATCAAAATTTAAGCCTCTAGGGACTGGTCGGTCATCACTAAACATGGAAAGTGCAAATATACAAGTTTGAAAGTTACAATAGTTGAGAACTAAAGGCATTTTAGTATGTTGAAATACAGATTTTTCAAAATTAGCATGATTAACATCAATATGCCTTAAATCACAGCGATTAAATCTATTATTTGAGTAATTTAGTAATCTATTTTCATCGGTATCTGTTATTTTAATAATAGATTTTTCATCATCTTCATCTTCTTCTTCAGTTCTTTGAAATACAACATAATTGAAATCAGAATGTGTAATCGATGAATCAAGAAATCTTGTATCAATAAATATTAGATTTTCAAAATTACAAAAATCAAGATAAGTTAAAATAAATGCAATATCTTTAAATGAATGCTTCGATGAATCTTGTATTGCTGTGCCATGAAAATTTGAATCTTCAATTACATTTAAAGTTTCATAATTACAACTTAAAAAATTACAGTCATGAAAAGAACATGAAGTTATATATGCACCAAATATAGTTGTTTCAAATAATACATTACGAAAGGTTATATTATGCACATTTGTAAATAAACATTCTTCACGAAATGTAGAATCTTGAATTAATACTTCGTTGCTTGTAAAATTGCAATCTTCAAAACTACATTTGTGAAAAATTGTATTTTCTGATTCTAATTTACCAAAGACACATTGTTTAAAATGAACACCTTCTAAATATAAATTACTAAAAAAATTGGGTTCTAGATCTATAAAATTTTTATTCTCAAAAATAATAGGATGTTGTTTGTTTTTTTTATATGAAATATCTTGATTAGCTGCATTAGGTTGTTTATATTCTTCATATAAATCTGACTCTTTATCTTTGAATTTATTAATATCAGAATTACTCATTTATAAATAATTATGATATTATTATTTATTTAATTCAATTAGTTGCTTTAATCCTTTACATTTTCTTTCTTTTTTATTTATTTCTTCTTCATTTAAATACCACCATGGTTTATGCACACCAAAACTTTCATCACTATAAATTCCTTCATTAGAAAACTTATTTGCTGTTGTTATATCTGGAATATTTAAATTATGTTCTTTTTCAGTAAAATATTGGTCTTCATATTGTCCATCTTTTCTTTTGAAATTTTTTATAACATCTAACATTTTACTTTTTTTTCTTAATGAAAGACCGCCATTTCCTACCCATTCTTTATTAGGTGCTCCTACATAATCATATTCTAAAAATTCATTAATATTGTCTTTATAATCCTCACATATCATTGAATCTGTTTGAAAAATAAGGAAAGTTTCGGTTTTAATATTATCATAAAAGCTAGGTGTTGTTAATAATTCATTATACTCTTCAATAGTTAAATTCTTAACGCCTAAATTAACAAATTCAATGTTATGATTATTATTTTTTATGTCATTTGCAATAATATTTTTAATATAAATTTCATTATTAGTTCCATGAACAATAACAATGTCCCAATTATCATCTAAATTTTTACAAAAGTTTTTTAAAACAAAAGGAAGTGCTTTATGTTCTCTTGGTTCAATAATAATAGCTGTGCGTCGTTCATTCATACCTTCTTTTCTGTTTTTCAAATAATAAAACAAGAAAATACCTAAGATAAGGAACAAACAAACGAAGAAAAATATTTTAATCATTTTTATAATTTTAATGTAAAATATAATTTTTTTTATTAATTTATAAACAAGAGTAAGGTTCATTTATATATAGAGACATTAAAAATTGATAAATAATAAATATATAAAAAGAAGTAGATATTAGTAACTATGGACTTGACATCATATCAACTAAGTGAATCATTAAAAAAGTTCCCTGAATTTGAACTTTCCTATGAAACGATTCAACATAAGAAAGTTTGTATAAATTATGATTTGTGTATGGCTATACCAAGCGGTAAAAAATACTTTATATGGCACACATTTCATCGCAATTTAGATGTATGTTATTTACTAGAAATAAGTAAGCAAAAAGAAATAGTAAAAGGAACATGTATAAGTAATAGTGGTAATTATAAATTTTCGCTGGGAACAGTAATATATGGAACATTGTTAGAGGATACCAATGTGTTTATTTGCGAGGATGTATATTATTATCAAGGTATAAATCTTAAGAAATTATTTTCTAAAGAAAAGTTGTATATTTTGAAAGAAATCGTAGAAAAGTCAAACGAGTTGAGATATAATAAAAAAGAATTACAATTTTATTTACCAAATATGTGGAAAAATCAACAAAGTGAAATAACAAATAAAATAACAAAAGATATTTCTGAAAAAATAAAATATGAAATACATCATATTCAGTATCGTTCTTTGAATGAATATCTTCCGTTTATTAATATACCATTAAATCAAAAAATAACAGCAAATGTAACAAAAGAAAAAATAGAAAATACGAAAGTGTATAGAACATATACTTGTGATTTTAAAAGAACACAATATAATTATTCAGCTGTGTTTATGGTATTTGCAGACATTGAATTTGATATTTATAGGTTATATGCGTTCGGAAGAAATAGTAGTAGTGTTTATTACAATATAGCATATATTCCAAATTATGAGAAAAGTGTATTTATGAATAGGTTGTTTAGAAAAATAAGAGAAAATGAAAATCTGGATTATATTGAAGAAAGTGAAGATGAAGAAGATTTTGAAAATGTAAATGTTGATAAATTCGTAGATTTAAAAAAATCAGTCCCAATGGAATGTGTTTTTAATAGAAAATTTAAGAAATGGATTCCAGTAAGAGTAGCAAATAAATATGAAAAAATAGTTCATATAAATAAATTAGTATCTGATTATTACCAATAAAATATAATTATAGTATATAGATGAATTTTAGCGAGTTGAACGAGACTAAAATGGCTCTTCCTGAAGAGAAGCCTAATCATGTTGGTGGAGAAGCACACAAATATGAAGGAGGAAAAAAGAAAAAAACAATGAAGAAAAAGGCTAAGAAGGCTAAAAAAGCCAAGAAGGCTAAAACAGCAAAAAGAAAGACAAAAAAGACAGGTGTCTTGAAGAAAATAATGAAACTTTTTAAGTAAAAATACCGATTTAAATATCTATATTTTTTTTAATGACAAATATAGATAGTTCCGGAAATGAGTTTGTAGAGTTAGAAAATATCAAAGACATCAAAGATATGAGTCAAAATAATGTAAAAGTGTCCATAGAAGATAGATTGGACGGTATTTATGATGAAATTCCAATTGAAGGAAATGAATTTTCAGATTACGATTCTGAAGTAGAATCAGTAAATACAGTAAATTCAATTTTTATTAATGATGCAAAACGAAGTCTTAATGAAAATGTATATCATTCTCCTAAGTTCTCATCAACAATGTATAAAAGGCCTTCAGAAAAAGACCAAATAAACAGTAATAGCAGTAAAACACTTACTGGTATATTAAAAAAATCATTTAGTGGAATATTGAAAACCCAAAATGATATTAATGAAGAAAAACAGCAAAATACTGAAAAAAGTCAAAATAATAAAGATGTAACAGATACAAGTAGTAGTGACTCCGCTGAAACAGAAGAGATTAAGCCTAATTTAGATTGTGTAGAGATTACAAAAGAAGAATTAATTTCATTATTAACTATTAAATTAAGAAATTTAAAAAAATATGATTTTGAGTCTGCTAGAAAAGATATGGTTTCTAATAATTTAGTGTCCATGAGTTCTACTCATTTAGATATAATTTCTAGTTTTTTAAATTCACAAAAGATGATTTATACAGAGTCAAGCTATTACACATCAACATGGTTAAATTATTTAATGATCCCAACAATCATTATATCAGCTAGTGCTTCCGTTATAAGTGGTGCAGAAAATAGGATTCCAAACGCACCTTTTATAATATCTTGTATAACAGCTTTTAGTGCTTTTTTATTATCTGTTATTAATTATTTAAAATTAGATGCAGCATCGGAAGCACATAAAATATCTGCACATCAATATGATAAATTACAAAGTCATATTATGTTTTTTTCAGGAAGAGTATTATTATTTAGTGAAGCAAGTTTTCATTTTGCTTCAAGAACGCAAATAGAAGATAAAAAATTATTAGAAGCAAAATTAAAAGTCTTGAAAAAGAATGATGATGATGTTGATGATATTAAAACAAAAATTGAGAACATGAAATTAACATTTAAAAAACAGGAAGAAGAAATAGACAAAGATATTGATAAAATAGATATAGAATTGAAAGATATAATGAAAGAAATCCAAGAAAGTAAAGAACAAGGGAATACAGAATTTTTAATCAAGCAAAAAGAAGATAAGGAAAAAAAGTTGGAAATTAAAAAAAATGAAAAAAAAGATAAGAAGAGAGAATATAATGAACAAAAAATTTGTAGAAAGGCAGAAATAGAAACATTTTTATCAAATGGAAAAAAATCAATAGATAGAGAAGGGGATTTTGCAAGAATTGAGTTGAATTCTCATGAAACTAAGCTTGTATCTAAATTATTAGATGATATAAAACTAGAAATAGAGAATGTTCAAGAAAAAATAAAAGATATTAAAGAAACAAATCAATTTGAGGTGCCGAAAGCAATTAGAAATCGTTATCCAGTTATCTATAATGCAAATGTATTTTCATGGATTAAAATGATTGAAGATTATAGATTAATATTAATAATTAAATTATGGATATATAAAAATAAGCTTAAATATTGTGAAACATGTATAGTAGAATGCCATAATATAATACAATTTCGTCCAAATTTAGATGCTACCAGTAAAAAAATTATATATGATGAAATAGCAAAATTTAATAAATTAAAAAAGAGATGTGATGAAATAATTTCATTTATATTTGAATCTGCAGTATCTTTATCTATATCCTATTCTGAAATAGATGCAATTTTCGAAGATGAAATGAAAAGCGGAGAATTAAAAAAGAAATGGAAATATTTATTTTGTGTTTGTCCTTGGTTAGTAAGTGTATTTCACAACGAAAAATGGATGGAGGATACATTTATTTGGTTTATTTATAATAATGCATCTAAAAAGAAAAATAAATTGAAAGCACTAGAGGGAAATGATGGTAAAAAAGTATATTGGTTTAAAGAAAATGGACATATTGATGAATTGGATAATATATTAGTTTAATCAAAGACACTAGCATCTAACATACATTTTTTTGGTGCTTCTTCAGGTTCTTCTTGTTCTTCGGTTTCTTTTTCATTAATATTACTAACTTTTGGAGTATATGTTATTTTCCATGTGTCCATTTTCATACCCTCATATTTATTAGAATTAATTTCAAATATTTTATAATTACATTTTTTATAAAATCTTTTTCGTTGTAACCATTGTTTTTGAAATATATCATGAGGATCCACAATATCAACAATAATTGGACTTTGATGTTTTGTCCTTAAAATTCTTCCAACTGATTGTGTAATATCTGTTTTTGGAGAAGCCATAATTAATGTTGAAAGCGTTTTAATGTCTAATGCTTCAGCAGCCATTGCGTAGGTTGCTAGAACTATATCTTTTGTTTCAGTTTCCTGTAGTTTTTCTTGTTTCATTCCTCCTACATAATAACCTGTTGTTCCAATAGTATGATGTGTAATATACTCATAGAAATAGGTTAATAAACTCCTATTATGGGCTAATATCATAATTTGTTTTTGTTCATTTTCTTTTCGTAAATCTGTTAATACTTTCATTATGAAATCACTGCGACGGTTATAATTACTCAACTTGGTTATCATAGAACTAAATTTTGGATTTCCACGATAATCCAATAATGTATCATTAAAATCTTGGTCTTGAACATTATAAAATATAGCACGAGATTGCACCTCTTCATCGTCTTCTCTTTTTTCCTCATATATTTTTTTACCTATAAACATATATAAAATTTTAGTTAATTTATCTTTTCTTTCTACAGTTGCCGAAATACCAAGCATATATGGAGTAATCGTTTTGAAAAGAGTTCGTGAAAATTGCTCACTTCCTATACGATGAACCTCATCTATAATAGTCAATCCAAAACTGGAAAATGCATCTTCATCATAAATTTTATCATATATAGTTTGTATCATTCCAATAACAATATCTTTATTTTCTATATTAAATTCAGGTCCTTGAATCTTTCCTATTTTTGCTCCTGGTAAAAATTCATTAATACGCTCAATCCATTGATTCATCAAAAATTCTTTATGCACGATAATCAGTGTCTTCTTTTGTAATTTTGATATAATATTTAACGCCATAATTGTCTTTCCACGACCACAGGGAACCTCTAATATGCCGCCATTACCTTTTGTGGTGCTATTTTCAGTAAGAGTAGAATTAACATAGTTCATATAAATTCCTACAATATTTTCTTGATAATCTCTCAATTGTTTATCAAAATGAACACATATATCATCACCTGTTTGTAGTTTTTCATCTTTTGGAACACCGTATCTATTTATTCCGTAAAAACGAGGAATATATATTTTTTTACCTGATTCACGATATACAGGAAATGATTGTGTTTCTGCTGCGTCTTTTCCACCATAATTCATATTAAATATAATAGGTTTAACAAACAATTCTTTCTTCAAAGTTTCATAATCTTTTTCATGCAATGCATTTTTGGGAATAGTATAACCCTTTTTACCTAAATAAGAATTATCTCGTATATTTTCTTTATAATCATTTGTAATTACAAATCTCTCTTCTTTTTTAGTAGGTGATTTATTATGTTTCTTCATAGTTATTAAAATAGTATAAATTATTTAGCATATTTCAATTTTTCATTAGCAAGAAATATATATACTTATTTTATAAATGGATATTCAAAAACTTTTGAAGAAAATTCCCATGGGAAAAATGACCACTATAGAAATGATAATTGTAGGAGTATTTATTCTTTACTTATTATTACCTATTGAAACCCCTGAAATGCTAGCCTTTTGCATTGATTCATCTTTAGGTATGTTGGCTATCTTTGTTATTGCAGCCATTTTATTCTTTAAGTCTCATCCTTTGATTGCTATCTTATTTATATTTGTTGCTTTTGAACTTATCAAGAGAAGCTGCAATGTAACAAACAAACCTGTTACCATTATGGAACACACAGAAGAACAAAATAAGAAAGATAAGAAGATGAAGAATATGAATCCCGAGAAGAAAAGCACACTTGAAGAAGAAGTTGTTGATAAAATGGCTCCTGTAGGACACAGCGAACCTATTAAGTTTTTATCCAGTTCTTTCCAACCTGTAGCAGAAGATGTTGGAAGTGCTTCTAAGGTTTAAATATAAATTATAATAAACTATTATAATTTATCAGTTAAGATTATGATTGTTTTGCGGGTTTAGTTAATATAGTTCTAACGGGTATGCTTATCAAAAATGAAAAAATGAGTCCTAAAACTGTAGATATAGCAATTTGAGCACCTGTCAGATTCTGTGTAATTGATACTGGAGTAATAATAATAGTTAGGATTACAAAACCAATTAACATTGAAAACACGAAAGGAGGGACGCCCATTATTGTGTCTGCTTCTTTAATCAAGTCACCAGAACTTAATAAATTAAAAAATACTGTAAAGAAATTAGGTGAATTATGCTCATCAATTTTAGGAGGGTCTATTTCAATGCCGTTAAAAGACCAAAATGGTTTATTTCCTTTACTTATCATAATAGTAAGAACTGAAAAGAAAGTAACAAGTAACCAACTAATACCAAAAATAAAAAAAGAATTCATTTTGTAAGCTGCTCCAATTAAAAATAAAACAAAAATAAATACATTTGCTAAAAGAATCCACATATCAAGTCCAGCAATAGCTTTATAAATATTATTATTTTCACCTCCAAATGAAGCTACAATAGGATTAATTAATAAGTATTTATAAAGACTTGGAGCACAAAAGAATACTGTAATGACAAGTATGAAAAACAACAATAAATCTACCAGAATAGTAAGTCCATCAACTGTTCCTTTTGATTTTGTAAATTCACTAGAAATGGGAGCAACATATCCAGGTGTAGTTGCTTCAGATTCTCCTGCTGGCTTACAATCTAAATAATAACCATCATATCCTTCACGAACAGAAGAAAACATAGAAGCAAAACCCTCTTTACTAGTTTTTGGTGTAAAATCTACGGAAAAGAATTTTTTATCCATTGGTGCATTTGTCTCAAATAATTGAGTTTTGTAAGTTAAAGTATTTAAAAAATCAGCAGAATCTTGATTCACAGATATAGGCTCTAAGAAAATATAGATATGTTTCTTTTTTCCAGGAGTATTAGACTCGTAATAAATAACCTCTTTTTGTTGTGGAATATCATCATTTAAAACAACTTTTTCTTCAAATGTAGAAGTATTTTTGTCTTTATTTTTAATTAATTGAAGAAGTTTATCCATTGAATTTTCAACATTTGTTTCGTTATTTTGAAGCAAAAAACAAGTATAAACATTACTTTTTCTAGGGCTTAAATTTTCGTGTTCAATAACAATTTCACCAACAATATTTTTATTTGAATATTGAGATATATTATGATGAAGAAGGCCATATACATACATTTTTTTAGTATGAAAATTACCAGATTTCATTTTTAGATCTTGAAATTGAAATTCTCTATCAGTATATTGAATTTCATAATATTTATCTTTTATATCAATGAGATCACCTTCAAGTTCAACATATTGATTTGGTTTTCTCATTGTTTGTTGATAATTTAATTTTTCTGAAATATCTCTTTTATTAATACTTTTTTCTGGATAATTAAAATCTATTTTCCCTTCTATAAATTTACTTTCATTGGGATAAAAAAATGACATTATATATAACGATTATATTTTCTTATTGCTTAAATTCATTTTTTATTTCTTAAATCACAATTACTACAAACTCCATAAAAATGGCAGAAAGAACAATTTTCTTTTATAGGGTAAATCTTTATGTTTTGATTACTTGAAAAATTAAATCTCTCAGATTTCCATGATTCTCTAGAGTTAAGACTTTGTTGAAATTGGTCCTTAACTCTGCTAGTAGATTTGGGGAAAAAGTATGAAAACATATTATAAGGGATTAATAATATGTTTAAAGATCAATTTTTTTACAAATATGGAATATATCTAAAGGTATCATTTTCATACATTGTTACTTGAAATGCATCATTGTATCCTTGCACAAATACACTGTCACCATTACTAATATCTTCGCAACCATATTCTCTGGAACAGCTTTTACCATTAACACTAATAGGTAATTTTGTATTTACACTTCCTGTATTGGAAATAGCGTAATATTCAAATTTATCTCTTCCAGTGACGCTTCTTCTTCCCATAAGAGGTAATATTAATTCAGTTCCGTTCATTCTGGTTAATATTCCCATTTGTTGAAAGCTTTGTTCAACACCTCGTGTAGAAACATTAACAGGAATTCCACGAACATCAGAAGAATCTCTAGGATGATAATACCCATTTTGTTTTAATGGAGGACTGTATGGGTCATTAAATGGATCATGACGAGCAGAAATGGAAGCTAGAGGGTTCATTCTAGCCGGAGAATTAAAAATGAAAAATTTATTTGGGTCTTCTAAAATAGCGGGTTTAATTAAATATAAATAAATGAAATACAAAACAATTCCCAAAACAATTAATATAGAAACTAATGTAATATTTTCAAAACATATGACTCCAGGAGGACATTTCTTAGGCATTATATATTTAAATTGATATTTTATTTTTAATCATATTTATCAAATATAGCTTTAATTCTGGGTTTGATGGGAGGTTCTTTATATTGGACGTATCTTTTTCTTATTTCTCTGGGTTCTTTAACATCTGGCCATTTAACGGATTCATTCATATGTCCTTTAGAAACTCGTGCTGCCCATTTCATTTTCGTTCCGGAAGCCTTCTTGATTCTTTCATTGAAATTATAATCAACAGCCGCACCTATTTCATTAACAACACTCTTTTTTAATCTAACGCATGTAAAACATCTCTCTCTAACATTTTTAGGCCAATAAATAATATGAAATCCTAACCAATGCCATGTATAACCATCTACAATTCTGAGTCCATCCCAAGTTCTTGTTTCTATCCAAAATACATCAATGCCAGCAAATGTTTTCAAACCCCACATGACTAACCATACAGGTAAATAAATCAAATAGAATAAAATTTGAAAAATGTAGAAAAAAATACAAAAATATATATTTTTTATAAATTTTATACCGCACATTATATAAGTTCTTACTAATTCACCAGAACCCGCAAATAACCAACCCATGGTTTTAAACCCAGAACCGATACTATCTATTAATAACTTAATCTCACCTTGTATCCCATCCATAAAAATAACTTGAATACCTGCAAAAACATTTTCAAAACGGGGTTTTAAAGTTTTATTAAATTTATTAACATAAATGCCAAAATCACTAATTGTCTTTGCAATACCTTTCATGGGAGCAGCTGCATCTCTTAATGCATTTTTAATAGCTCTTGTAGCTTTTTTATTCGCTTCGGACCCAGCATCATTTACTCCCTTATTTGTTTCTTCATATCCTTTTTTAATTGCACCACCAGTATCTTTTAGTCCCTTTGCAATATTATTTCCAATATCTTTTAATGGTTTAGTTGCTTTACCCCAATCAAATCCTTCTTTTATTGGTTCTTTATTTTTCATAGTAATGTTATAATATAAATACAAATAAATATTATAATATTAATTAATTTCCAGCTTTTAGAATATCAAAAACTCCACGATTAATAGTGTATTGTCCTTTCTTAATATAACCAGGTATGTCTTTTGAAAATTTTTCATCTACTTCTTTTGCTTTTCTTGAAACAGTAGATGTTTTTAATCTAACACATACAAAACAGCGTTCTCTAATTGGTTTTGGCCAATACATAAAATGATATCCCGTATATTTATACATTAAATAACTCATATCATAAAGTCCATCAAAAGCTTGTTTTTCTCTGTCATAAAGGTCCTGACCAAAAATATGTTTTGAAACCCATAACATGATTCTAACTGGTAAATATAATATTTGTAAAAACATTTCTACTATGTAATAAAAAAAACAACTCCAAAGATTAACAAGCATTTTTACAATACATTCTAAATAAGTTGTAATAAATTCACCAATATAAGCAAATAAAAGTCCGATTTCATAAAATCCTAAACCTATACTTTTTCCAATTCCTTCAATAATTTCACCAATGCCATAAAAAATACCTGCTGTTCCATCAAAAACATTGTTTACTCTTCTTGGAACAGTCTTAAAAAATTTTACCATTTTATTAAACTCTTTTATAACTCCGTCTATACCAACAGTAGGATCAAAAGTTTTTAAAATCTCTCTTTTTATTGTATCTCTCAAGACATTCACTGATTTTACGAAACTTTGTTTAGTTTTATTAGCCATATCATTAATATCATCTCCTATGTCATTAAATACATTAGTAACATCATTAAAGGCAGAATTGAATTCATTTTTAACAGGATCAACAATAACCTTGTTTAAATTTACACCTTTCATAGCATCACCTAAAGAAGCAAATCCTTTAACTGCTTTACTAACAGCTCTTCTCAAAGCTTTAAAAATACCTTCTTTAAATTGTTCTCTTAAAATAGGGTTTTCTATATGTTGTAGTTGTTCATCTAATATTTCTTCTTCTGACTTGACATTAATATAACTAACATTATTATTAAATGATTCTTTTTGTTTTTTTATAAATTTAATTCTATTACTCATTTTGTAAATTATATTTAAAATATACAAATATAATTCTTATTAGATTTAATTTAATTTCTTTTTATATCCTTCAAATTTTTCAACAAAAGTTTCAGCTTTAGTTAATAAAGGATCGATTTCCTTCATATTATTCATGATGTTTCTTTGTAATTCTTCAAATTCAACCATATCATTTTTAAGGTCATTATAAAGTGCTTGTTTTTCTTCTTTCTTTGCTTGGTCTAATTCTTTTTCTTCTTCTTTTTCCATTTTACTAATTTCTTTATCAGATACTCTGTCTAAAGAGTCAGATAATTTCTTATCAAATTCAGGTGTATCTAACATATCTTCATCCATATCTTCCATATTTTCTTTTTTTTTGTCTTCTTCTTCCATATTTTCTAATCCTTCAAATCGTTTATGTAAAGCAAACTTGATTAAATTAGAAAGAGCAATAGCGACAAAAAGAATGATAATCATATTTTTGCTAAAAAAGGACATTAATAAAGCAATAATAATAAAGGCAAATACAGATTGGTAATCTTTAAGATATCCAAAAAATAAAATATTTAAAATGGATACAATAGATAAGAAATAAAGTAAAACTTTGCTTCTAAGTAATGGTTTAAGCATTTTTCCTCCTTTGGAAATTTGATTCAAAACTTTCATTATAGAGTATAAAGGGAAAATATTCTTAAACTTCATCAACTAATTCATCATAATATAAAAAAGATGGGTCCTTTTCAGTACTATAAATATCTAATACTTCTTTTACAACTTCTTCTCTCTGAATATCATCTCTTTGAAATTCAATACTTGTTATGCTAGAAGAACGCTTACCCTTAAATTTATCTAAAAAGTCCTCTAATCCATTGATTCCTTCTTTTCTGTCATGTTGGTCTAAATCTCCAGTAATAACTAAACGACTGTTTTCTCCTAATCTTGTTAATAACATTTTCATTTGAGCAACAGTAGAGTTTTGCATTTCATCAGCAATAATCCAAGCATTTTTAAAAGTTCTTCCTCTCATGTATCCTAATGGAGCGATTTCTATTGTTTTATCTTCTAATAATTGTGTTACTTCCTTAGGATGAATAAATCTATATAATATATCATAAATTGGACGAACCCATGGCGCCATTTTCTCTTCGAGTGTTCCAGGCAAATAACCTAGGTCTTCATCAACAGAAACAGAAGGACGAGTGAAAATAATTTTTTCAATATTATTCATAAAAAAGTTTTTTATTCCAAATTCAGTAGCAAATAATGTTTTACCAGTTCCTGCAGGACCAGTAGCAACAATTATTTTTCTTTGTTTCATTTTTAATTTACGAACATATTCTTCTTGACTACTATTTTTTGGTGAAGTATATTTATCTTCTATAGTTTTCTTTTCATTAATAGAAAGATATTGAAAATTATCGTATAATTTTTTTTGATTTTTTAATGATTTTTCATTTTCTATTTCTTCACGATATTCATAATAAATCTCTTTTTCATTCATTTTTCTGCCCCTCCTACCTTTTCTTCTTTCTTGTTTTACATTTCCAATATTATCCTCAAAAAGAACGGCTAAATTGTTGGATTCTTTATTGGCCATCTTTAACATATAATTGTAAAATAAAATCAACGATTAAATTTATGGATAGCATATTTTTAATTATATAACAAAAATAAGCGTTGTTATACCTGTAATATAAAAAAAATCTGTATGTTAAACTAATGACAATTATTTTATTGAAAGGTATTAAAATCTAAATAGTATATTATTTAGGGCATCTATGAGTGAAACCTTAAACACAGAACAACTGTTAAAACCAGACGATAACCGCTATGTAATGTTTCCAATTGAACACGATGATATATGGCAAATGTATAAAAGACAAGTTGATTGTTTTTGGAGGGCAGAGGAAGTAGATCTTTCCAAAGACTTAAAAGACTGGGAAAAGCTTAATGAAGATGAAAAGAAATTTATAAAGATGGTGTTGGCATTTTTTGCCGCATCTGATGGGGTTGTATTAGAAAACCTTGCTGTAAGATTTATGGGAGATGTTCAAGTATCGGAAGCAAGAGCGTTTTATGGTTTCCAAGTTGCAATGGAAAATATTCACTCTGAAATGTATAGTTTATTAATAGATACATATATTCAAGATTCTAATGAAAAAACAAAGCTATTAGAAGCTACACAAAATTATGATTGTATTGCTAAGAAAGCTAATTGGGCGAAAAAATGGTTGAATGATAACAGAAGTAGTTTTGGAGCAAGACTTGTTGCATTTGCAGCCATTGAAGGAATTTTCTTTTCTTCATCTTTTGCTTCTATTTATTGGATTAAAAAGAGAGGATTAATGCCTGGATTAACTTTTTCTAATGAGTTGATTTCTAGAGATGAAGCTTTACATACTGAATTTGCAGTATTATTGTATAGCAAACTTCAAAAGAAATTAAATAAAAAAAGAATTTATGAAATTATTCAAGAAGCAGTAGAAATTGAGAAAGAGTTTATTACTGAATCTATTCCTTGTAGAATGATTGGAATGAATGCTAAGTTAATGTGTCAATATATTGAATTTGTAGCTGACCGTTTAGTTCTTCAATTAGGATACGATAAAATTTATAATTCTAGTAATCCTTTTGATTTTATGGAATTAATTAGCATTGAATCTAAAGTTAATTTCTTTGAACGCACAAATGCTGAATATGCTTTGGCTAATAAAACAGTTGATGGAGATGTATTTGAATTTAATGCTGACTTTTAATCTATTCATAATATCTAAATGCTATATTTTTCCAATAGCCTTGTTCGTTTTTTCCATATGTTTCATTCATTAACTTATATAAATCATCTTTTGTACATTTTATTTCCCTTTTTGTCTCACTGTAATAACAACTAGATACATAAGATTCTATTTCTCTCTTATGTATTTTCCTACCAGGTCTTCTTTCAAATGATAATTCTACTATTTCTTTTAAGAATTCATTTGGATGTTTTTTTTTCTGCTTGAGATCTAGAGTTTTAACTTCATTCATATCCATAATTTTGTTATATGAATGAAACAATACATAGTTTTATCAATTTTCTATTATTTCATCATTTGGAATTAATATATTTTCAACTGGTTGATTTCTTTGAAAAGCTAAGTTATCCAAAATGTAATCTAAATCCAATATAGGTGCCGCATAATGTTTTTCCTTCACATGATGATGTGTAATATGTTTTTTTGGTGATACTAAGTAATTAGCGTATTTTATTTTTTCTAATTCCATGCAATGAATAACTAAATTAAAAAACGATATGCATCCTATTCCTATATTAAAAGCTAATTCTGAAGGTTGCAGTAATATGGCGCCTACTATAAATGGTAATAAATAAGCAATAAAAAATTCTTGAATACTCACTGCGTTGCCAATACTTGGTATTAATACATCATCAAATTTATGATGAAAAGTATGAAATTTATAAAAGTGTTTATTTGTATGCATAAGGTGATGAGCAATATAATATCCAACACCATGAATAAAAATAATACCTACACTATCTAAAACATAAAAGGTTGTATTATGACTAATTAGGAATATGTCAAGAAAAGTATAAACTATTGGTCCTATTAAAATTAAATTAATTTCACATGCTCTTAAACCTTGGTCTAATAATAATGGTTTTTTCTTATCTAACTCTTGATAACTGGTAAAAGCAATTGTATAGTCTGCTATTCTCCCTATAGTATATACTGTAGAACCCAAAACGATTCCTTTTATATAAGAAAATACAAACATCTTATATAAAAAATATATAATTTTCTTTAATTATTTTTGTAAATATCTAATGTTCTTGCACTAGAATCTGTTGCATCTGTGTATTTAGGCATCCAGAAATAGGGTATATTTTCACCTAAACCTTTATAATGCTGTTCAAAGGTTTTTCTATAATAATATTCTTCTGCAGTTTTTGGATAATTATGTTCTTTTAAACTATTCATTTTCTTATCACAAATAGTAGCCGTTTTATACATAGTATCTAAATTCGCAGAAATTTCAGGATATTTTACTAATTCATTTTTTACAAAATCGTCATAACAAGATTCTTTCATAATTGAATATAATGATCTTGATGTCTCAGAAACACCGTCACTAAATGCTTCTTTTTTTCTAAACAAAATTTCATCAGGAAGTAACTGTTTTTCATATAACTTTAAATATTTTGAACTAAAAGCATCTCTAATTAAATGCTTCTCTTGCTTTTCTCCATGTTGATTCCATCTTATTTCAGGTGGAATAGATAAATAATACAATGTAAATGCTCTATCTAAAAATGGCGTTCTAGGTTCTAAACCATGAGAGGATATACATCTATCTGACCTTAAAACATCAAAATAATTAATGTTTGTTAATAGTCTTTTACATTCTTTATCAAACTCTAAACAATCTGACGCTAGAGAAGTGTATAGATATCCACCCATAAGTTCATCTGCACCATCCCCATTAAATATAACCTTTGCTTCACTATTTTTTGAAATATATTGTCCAATTAACCAATTTCCAATACTCGCTCTCACAGTAGTTGTATCATAACTTTCTATATCATGGATTACACTTTTTACATTTTTAAAAAAGTCGCTCTCTTCTAAAATAATTTCTGTATGTTTTGTTCCCAAATAATCTGCAACTATTTTAGCTTTACATAAATCAGTAGAATCTTTAACACCAATACTATATGTTTCTAATGTAGGTAACTCGTGTTTTTTATGAAATTCATTCACAATACTTGCAACTAGACTACTATCTAAACCTCCTGATAAAAGACAAGCAATAGGTCTATCCGTAGTTTCACAACGCTTATAAACTGCATCAATAAAGTATTTTTGAATATTCATCATAATATTTTCATAACTTTCGCCTACTATTTGATTGCTTAGACCAAAACTAAAATATCTTACATTTTCTTTTACTGGTTCCCATGAACTATTAACTTTAAAACTTAATTCAAATTCTGAATATGTTCCTGGCTCAAATTGATGAATATTATACTTTAATTCATTTTTAATGTTTTTTTTATCTGATAATTGAGAATATAAAACCGATAATGATTTTAATTCACTTGCAAAACCTATTAAGTTATCTTTCTTGGTAGTTTCAAATATCATACTTAATCCATCTTTTTCAGTAATTAATCTCTGTGTTTGATTTGAACTCAACATAAATAATGGACGAACACCATAAGGATCTCTTGCTATATATATTTTGCTTTTTTCTAACATTAAACGAAAGTCAATAAGAATAAAAGAATATACTCCGTCAAGTAATCGTAGTGTTTGCTCAATTCCATATCTTAAATATAAATGTATAATTATTTCACAATCGGAATCTGTTTCATTAATTGCTTCGCTATCAATTAATTTATATAATTTTTTATAATTGTATATTTCGCCGTTACAAATTAGAGCAACATCATTTAAAATAATTGGCTGATTAGACTCTGTATTTAAACCATTAATAGCAAGCCTATGAAAACCAAATATACATTTTATCATGATACTCTTTAAAGTAGAAAATTCAGGACCACGATTCTTTCCTTTCTGAAATCCTTCTTCAATTTTATCATAACTAAATTCTCCATTATAATTTAGAAGACAAAATATACCACACATTAATATTTTTTATATATTTCTCTTTAAGTTTTTTTATGAATGTATTCCATAGAGGAATGTTTAAATTTCTAGATAATACACCCGGAGCAGAAAAAAAAGAAAAGAACGGCAAAAAAGAAAAGTTTTTTGATAATTTTAGCAAGAATAAAGAAGAAAAAGAAGAAGATGTACAAGTAGAAGGTTTTAGTCTTATGGGAGATTCTTTGAATGTTTCTGAATTTATGACAAACAAAGTAGAAAATTTTGATTTAGAATCTACAAAGGACACTGTTAAAGGTGGTATGGATAATCTTCTTGCTTTCTTACCTAAACAAAAAGAAGGTATGGCCACACTTAAGAAAAATACTGAGGGAATGAAAAATATTTTAAAGAAAAAAGAGGGCATGAAAAATAAAAAAGAAGGTATGGGTCATAAAAAAGAAGGTATGTCTGGAATTCTTAACTACAAAAAAGAAGAAAAAGAGGACGACCTTGATAACATTGAGGATTTAGAGGAAGAATTAGAAGGTATGCGTAACATGAATATGGATAGAAATACTCAAGTATTTGCTGGAGGTTTAACTATTATTGCATTATTGCTTTTAGTTAAATTCATGCATGCTAAGAAATAAATTAAAATTTATATAAAAATTATATAAATTTTGTGCTTTTTACTACAACAGGGAATCGAACCCCGGACACCTGCTTGGAAGGCGGGCATTTTACCACTAAACTATTGTAGTTTTAAAAATATAAATTATAAAAATAAATATTTTTATGATTTTAAACTAATTTATTTAAGGAGAAAAACGCTTGTAAATTTCTAAAGCAACTAATGCTCCAAATACTTGTGCTACAATATAAGGGACTAACTCAACAGACTTAATCTTTCCAGCGGCAGCCATAGCAAATGATACAGCAGGGTTAATATGACCACCAGATATGTTAGAAGCTAGCAAAATGATTAATGCTAAAGCAGCACCAATAGCTAAAGGATTACCAGTAGCAAGAATAACATAAACAAAGACAAGGGTTCCTAAAAACTCAACTAAATACTTTTGCATATTTATAAATTAAGGCTACAAAAAAATATTACGCCTTCAAACATTTAAAACGCAGAACTTAATTTAATTTTTCCTGAACAATTTTATTCATATTATGATTTTTATTTATAAATAGCATATCCACTTGCATATTAAAATCATTTATATAATGATTATCAACTATATCAAAAGGAATAAATCCAATATTATCCATAAATTGTATATGTTCTAAAAAATTTGGAACACCTTCATTATATTTTCCGAATAAAGGCATTTCTATAACTATAAAATCAGTTCTACTTAATATGGAATTAGAACCTTTTAATATTGGTATTTCTGCTCCTTGACAATCTATCTTCATAAATATATTTTTCTTATCCTTTAAAATATTATCTCTTTCTATAACTGAGTTTAAATCTATTGTTGTTCTTCTAATTGGCTTTGTTTCAGTAAAATGTTTAGATAATTCTCTAAAGAAAGAATCTCCTGTGTTTCTTCCTTCATACCAATCTACTTCTTCTTTCTTATCATTTAATAATTCATTACTAACATATATACTTGGATGATTGCGAAATCTGTTTAATTCTTTATAATCAATACCTTCAAATAAATAATATTTTGAATTTGGATAAATTTTGGCCATACTTATTGTCCATGTTCCATGATGTGCACCTATATCTAATATAGCGTCTGGACAATATCCCATATTTTTCAGATTATTAATACGATTAAACATATCGTATTAATATCAGTTAGTTTTTATATACAAAACATACAAATAATATAAATTTTTTAAAATACAGGTCTATTACTTGGGCTAGCTGCAATTTTCGGAGGAGGAACATATCCACCATTTCTTACTCTTCTTTTGGCAGAATCAACTGTATTTACATTATTATTACTGGTAAAAGACATTGTATTTTTAGAAGCATTTAATGAACCATTTCCAACTGCATTAGCTTTTCTTTTTGCTACTACAGAAGATGAATCGCGGTTTCCTGTATATTTCTTTTGTAAGTTTTGAGTAACTGTATTAGCTGTTTCAGGATTTGTTTGAAAATAGTTTCTTCTATTCATAGAAAATGTATTTTCATTTGAACTAGTGCTATCTTTAAGAGGCATTGCCGCTACACCAGACATTTGATTATTTTGAATTGTTTTAATCATACGAAACATTTATAAAGAACTTATATACTTTATAAATAGAAATGTTTATGCTAAATTATTTAATATCATCGTAATTTCTTACAACAGCTCTCTGCTTCTTATATCTAATGTAATCAGAAGAATCAGCAACAAATTTTACATTTGTTGAAGCAGCAGCTATTCCTGTTCCATCACATGATGATAATATTCCACCCATACGATTAGCTAATCCAGGTTTGGCTGATTTTAATTGATTAGGACCATCGCAAATATAATTTTCACGAGCTAAAAAATCACCAGAATTATTTACTGCACGGAAAGGAGTTACCACTCTATTTCTTCCATTAATTAATCCTACAGCATTTTCATTATTCCAAGCACTTCTAATAAGCTTTCTTGATAAAGCATCTGTGCTATCTGTTTTCTTTGCATTTGTTTGTCTATTTGATAAAACTACCATTATATATACTACAAATATATTTATGTTATACCTAAATATTAAATATATATATTTATTGTAAATATGAATAATGAAAACTTAGAAGACATTACATTAGAACTTTTAATTAATAAAAAAGGAGCACAGAAATTAAAAACTAAGAAAATGGATCATGAAATTATGTTTGATTTAGATTTAGAAACCTATAAACAAGATATTATGGATATATTTCAACATTTAATAGATGAAACTAAAAATAATATTCATCCTGATGTAAAAGAACAATTTATTAAATTTTGTAAAGCAGCTATCACTCATATACAAAATAAAGAAGTATTTGATTCTAACCCATTTGTAAGTGAAGAAGATGATACAAATATAAAAGAGGTACAAACTGAAAGTATTCAATCTTTTTGGGGAAAAGAATTTGTTTTGAAAAAAGATGAAGATTAAAATATGTTATTATTATAAATGACTAATAAAACTAAAAAATATAAAAAAGTAAATTGTGCTCCTTTAAGTAAAAATAACACAGTTAAAAATTCTTGTTATAATAAGAAGACTTTAGATTTGATAAAAAAAGAGTATAATAAAAATCATCCGAATGACCCTATTGTTAGTAAAAGTCCTACAAAAATTATAGAAGAATTGAAAAATAAAATGAAATCTTGCAATAAAGAAGATTGCTGGCTTCAAGAAATAAAAGATAAAAAATTAAAATCTTTTATTAATGAAACTCTTTTTGCACCCAAAAAACCTTCTGAATGGAAAAGCAACCCTCATACTTGGCTTAGTAATTATGACATTTTAGATGTTCTTACTCAGTATGAACAAGCCTATCCTAATTTTGACTTTATTGGTCCTACTCCTATTGATTTTGATTCTAAAGATGTAGATGGTTATTGCGTTTGGGATGAACTATGTAACTTTTCAGTTACATCTTTGTTAAATAAAAGGAAATCTAAAATAGGTATTATTTTCAATACAGATCCTCATACGGAAGACGGTGAACATTGGATTTCTATGTTTATAGACTTAACACATAAGAAGCCATATGTTTTCTTTTTTGATAGCAATGGAGACAAACCACCTAAGGAAATAAAAGCTCTTAGTGATAGAATTGTGAATCAAAGTAGTGATTTAGGAATTGATTTAACATATGAACACAACCATCCTTTAAAGCATCAAAAAACTGATTCTGAATGTGGAATGTATAGTTTGTATCTTATTGTTAAGCTTTTGACTAAAGAACTAGAATATGGTCACTTCAAAAAGAACAGGATAA